TATATAAAAAAATTAAAAATTGTCAGAATATAACATTTACTGATTTCCCGGAGATTCTTTATAAAGATACATATGTAGATGTTAGAATAGACACGTTTACAGTATACAGCTCTCATCTAATAATATATTTTGATTTCCCCGGAATAACTAATCCAAACAAAATACCGAGATTAAGTGAGGCTGAGGTTACATTAAACGGAACAACACATTCTGGTAAAGTACCGGTTTCCAGTCTTCTTACATCTGCAAAAACATTAGGATTATATTCAAATGATTTTATATTCGATAAAGAAAATTTTGGAAAAACGTATTATATTTTCCCACTGGCTTCTAAAGCATTTGGAGGATCTTCTATAGCTCTTAACAGATTTGATGATGTAATTATTAGATTTTTTTTCACAGTAGACGGAGGGATAAAAAATGAGGGATTAGTTTTACCAGGAAATTCTAAAGTAAGTATAACGTGTAGAGGAGAAACAAATATGTTTTACAATAAAGGAATATCTGCTATAACGCTGTTTTAAAACTATTTAAAAGTATTTAAAATATACTATACTATATTATGTCACAAACAGAAGAAGTGGCTGGTTACTATGCAGCCTTAGAATCATATAATGGTTCGGGACCACAATCTTTAGTAGCTACAGATAAAATAGAAGAGGCATCAAGATCTGTATTTTGGAATGATAATGACACTACAAAACAAATTATTCATGGTTCTTCAATATGTGAATTAACTACATCGGGAACTTCTAAATCTGCCGACTGGGGAGGAATTCAAACATTTTCAATAGACAATAAAACTGACTGTATAGGAGACTTATATTTGTCTATTTCATTAGAGTTTAATGTACCAGATACACCTCTTGATAAGGAATTAAATCCTAGGACAGTAACAACATTATTACAAAAACCTTCATCCAGAGAAGCTTTAAAAGATTCATCAATGTTAGAAAAAAAAGGGTGGTATAAAAGGGGTGTAAAAAAGGGAGAATCACGCCCAAAACCGGAATATATTGGATTTCCAAATGGATGGAGACATTTAAAGACAGATGCAAATGACTTAGGTTCTGGATTTAGGTTTGGTGATGGTGGAATGGATGCAATAGATAATTATGGTCTCCCATCAGAGGCTGTAAATTTACCAGGAATATGGGGAGTAGGTCCAGACTCCGCTCCTAGGGCACAAGCTTGGGAGGAAATACAGGATGTTCTTAACAAGGATACAGATTTATTTAAAATTGATGATTATTCATTAACAAATACATATTTATATCCTACAGATAATCAGAAAGTAATTCATCAGAGAGAGAAAGACATTGGAATTGGGGAATTTGTTATACAAGAACAAGGAAGAACTGCTTCTAATTGTTATGATAATAATTCAGATTATATAACATCAGTCGATAGATTTAGATCATTTAATGTTATGGATAAATATTATCATAATGGCATGAAAAATAACTTTGACGATGAATTTGCAAAACCCGCTAGAACAGATGATAACAGTCTTACTTTAGTTACACTTCTCAATGACCCCAAATTGGCTGATATAAATTTAGAAGGATTTCCTAATTCTTATTTAGATGATACTTTAGATTCTAATATATTTCAAATATCGGCCTCTTTTTACGGGAATCCTAATGGATCTCGTCCGCAAATTCCATCCGCGCCCGCCGGCGGCGGCGCCCCACAAACACCCGTTGCAAGTCCATTATTTACTTCAAATAATACTATCACCACTGACACAAATTGGCCAGACCCTACGGGATGGTATGTTACGGAATCAAGTTTCACCTCAGCCTATTTTGAAGGATGGAAAGCTTTTAGTGACGGAACTTCATGGGGAGGGTGGCATGCAGATGAAGTGCAGGGTACAGTCACTACTCAATGGGTTCAAATTACTTATCCCGTAAAGGTAATCTTAAAGAGCTATACAACAAGAAAAGGTCAATATACAAACGCTCCGCCTGCAAATTGGAGAATGCAGGGTTCAAATAATGGCACAACCTGGACCGACACTGATGTACTTCGCACAACCGGGTGGCCCACTGCGAATGGTGTTGATGCACAGTTTGACACCTCTTTTAATACGGTTGGATATACTATGTACCGCTTCATTGTTGAGAATGTCACATGGTTAACTAATGGAAATTATGCAATTCGCCAAATTAGGCTTTACACAATTGATGACCCCAACTCCGGTCCTGTTGTTACACCCACAGACCTAACAAACTATAATACACATCTATATAACTTCCTTCAATATTTCTCTCAAGAAATTGTAAAAAGCGGACCATGGGATGGAACTATTACTTCACAGTTTTATCCACAGCCTGCTAAAACATGGGGAGGTATATTATATTATGCACATGCGCCCCATTTTTCTTCAATACCTGAGTATCCTTGGTTACATAAAACTTCAGGTTACCAAAGTAGTGAGAGTGGTGGGATAGTCATGGTCGCTACGGAACGCCCACCGAATTTCGCCGGTACTCTTAGTATAGGTAATAGTTTAACCGGTAGCGGTGCTGGAAATGAAATAATACACATAAATTTAACAGGTGATCCTAATTATAATTATCTGTCTCTAGAAGAATATGAAACTACATTAGGGATAGAATATGTTAAAAATTTAATGGCTGTCTTATCTGCATACAAAATGGAATCTCCCTATGAAAATTGGCCCGGAAACGTAAAACACTATACCGGAGCATCTAAACTTTCTTTAAACTCTTATATAGATCACGGAGTTAATTTAGGTATACTCCAAAATGGTGTAGAAAAAAATGTAAGTACATGGTCTGACGAGTCTATGCCAAAATTTGAAATTTCTGGTGGGAGAAGTTTAATAACATGTAATATTACTGCTTCTGGAGCCGGAGTCTCAACTCCCGGTGAATATGGGCATCATATATTACTTAGATTCTGGGAACCCGATTTGTTTGATGGAAGAGAAATAACTCAAGATGAACTTGATAAATATGTTTCATCTACGCGTAATATAGTTAATAAGCTTGCTAATGAAATTGAAGGTACTCTATTAAATACACATAATTTTTATCTAGTAATTGCTGAACAAAATGCATACAATGCAGCATTCGATGCAGCAACGGGAACCCTCGCCCAGCGTACAGCTGCTGCAGAACAAGCAGCTCAAGCAGTGGCAGCCACTTATGCAGCAGCCGGAACCAACTATATTCCGGTTTTTTCACCAGACCCAGGAATATTACTTCGAGTAATCTTCACAATAGATACAACAACGGGAAATGGGTTACTAGTACTTCGAGAGTTATTGAATTATAGTAGAAATGTGCAAGCTAATGGTATTATAGGTCCACAGTTTGTCCTTCAGGGTGATCCTACACCCGAGTCGGTATTTGCTAAATTCGATCTAAGTGTTTGGGGAGATCAAATTTCACAAACAGATAATATTCTCGAAGCTGCCCCATGGATACCATCTGATTGGTATCATATACCGGGGAACTACGGTATGCAAACAATAGGTTCTAATAGACCAGGTTCTATATGGACTCAAAGACTAAAAATAAAAATTCCGACTTCAGTTTATACACTTGATGAACTTATACAAAAAGGACCCGGATATGCTACTAATTTTACAAAATCTATAAAATTGTACGCAGCCTATAGAAATCATGGAACTTATACAGGGGTTATTACTTACGTAGATGTTGTTACAGAAGACAGTAATAATAATTCTATTTTATTTAATATGACTTTAGATGGAGATCCGTTAAATCCAGACACATCAACAGGACTTAAAACTTTAAATGACATCTCTCTTAATTTCCTTCAAGGTCTTCCAGCTCTAAGTACAATATCAAATAAGAAAGGTTATGATAATCTTATATCACCTACACTCATCGAATACCATGAGCACCCTACTTTAAACCCTTATTCATATTCTTATTTAGATAGATATTTAAGTTACTCGGATTCAGAGGAAATAAAAAAAATGGGAACCGAATACATTGGTTTAAAATCAGATGGTACATATGGTATTTATAGATCCGATGGTATCCTAGCCAGTGATTTATTTGTCTCTTATTTAAATAGACAGGACGTAATTAATCTTGTAGATTATTACAATAATAACAATTCTTTAAATACACCGCTTACCCCGGCACAGAGAAATCTTCCAAATGTTCCATCGGAGTTTTTAAATAATGCAACTATACCCGATAACGCGTTAATTCCTTATGTAAAAAAAATAGAACCGGTAGAAGACCCTCCTAGAAGACCAGATAACTTGGTATTTTATCAATCGGATTATAATGGATATTGTACGGTTATGAGTAGAGATGGAAATACATACGCAGTATCCCAGGGTAGAATGTATGGGGATGAATTTGAAGCTGCTAAACCAGACGGAACTTCTGGTAGGGTAAGAAGACCGGGTCTTGTGAGAGTTTATAAAAGAAATCAAAATGATGACTCATGGGAATTAAGTAAAATTTTTAGAACTTCAAATTCCGATTTAGCGTCAAGACCAAGAGGTCACATGTGGAATGTATCTAATGGTTATAAGCAACATGTAGATCTTAGTGCAGATGGGAATCGTATTGTTATAGGAGATGCGGGAGGACCTAACAATGGTTTTAATACTTATGATTATAATACTGAAACAAAAGAATGGATTTTTGTAGATAGAGTCACTTTCGGCTCCCCTCAGACAGATGTAGAATCTAGGACTACAAAACAAGACAATTTTTACGGAGTACAAAAACCCGCTCGAGACGATGTACACGAAGGGGATCTTCCTCCTAATTATATTTTTGGTTCTCAATTTGGATCTACTCTTTCATTGTCTGCAGATGGTAATAGAATAGTTTTGACTCAATTAGGAGGCTCAATGGGTAATGGTATTTTCGGGGGAGAACCCTGGTTTACATATAAAGGTCATAGTAGACCTGTTAATTCAGTTGCATGGTCTCCAGATGACACAAGATTAATATCAGGATCAGATGATTATAAAGTTTCTGTTTGGGATATGACTACTTTAGACGATTATCGTCGCCCATTTTATCATGGAAGAAAAATAGTTCAGGAACAATTTTCGAATAATTTCCCCGGACTCAATGCCCAATTTCCTTACAATTCTGTTGCATGGGCCCCTAATAATACCTATGTAGTTGCTGCGACTGCGGGAAAACAAACCACGACAATACCCATGGGAGGCGGTGGTTTCCGTGAGAAACAAATGTTAGTTAGATTTTCGGTTGATAGTAATACAGGAAATCTTCCAACAATCGAAGCAGACACCCCTTCTGGTCATACAGATTCAATTAATTCTATTGCTATATCTCAAGATAGTTTATGGATATACACCGCATCGTCTGACGAAACTATAAAAAGATGGTATTATGATTTTAGTCAAGTTTTAACTACACCTTCTACAGGTGATATTCATACAGAACGTGTTAATACATTAGATTTTGTATATGGCAACCAGGCACCATTCCCTTTAGTAAGTGGAGGAGATGACAATGATGTTATAGTATGGTCATGGGATTTTACTTATAGCATTCGCGGTACAGGGGCAGGAAAGCATACCGCTAAGGTGAACGCGGTTAGCTGGAATAGCCTTGGAGACAGATTTGTAAGTGGTTCAGACGACAATCATATAAATATATGGACAGTAACGGTCACGAACTGGCCAAGTGGTACTGTAACATGTACTGATAGAATAGACGTTGGTCTTAACGTAAACGGACAGCGAGTGTTTTCCTCATCACCAATAACAGCTCTTCATTGGCATGGAGGGCAAAATATTATCATAACTGGATCGAGTAATCCGGCGCAGTTGAGGATGTATGGTTCTCCTTTAACAACGACTGCCGACCCCCATGATTACAATACTGACCCCGCGGCACAACCTAATGTAATAATAAGAGTTACTCCTATATTAGATGGCTCCGGCCTCTACTACCCAATATATAAAGGACACACACTTAATGCTATTAAATCACTTAGATTCTCACATGATGCGTCAAAAATTGCACTAGGTGGGGGTGATAACTCAGTACAAATATGGGATCCGGTCAATTTACAAAATGCAATAGAAGCTTCAGGGGATCCAAATCAGGAAGAAAACCCCAGAAATTATGTAGTAATTTGTGATTGGAATCAGACTACTAAAAAGTGGGCTCTAAATGGTTATTCACAAGACCCATATGTAACTTATTTAAGTTCTGGACAACCGGTAGAAGGGGGTACTATAAAACTTAGCGGTGATGGAAATTCTTATATAGTAGCAGACAGTAAATCTTCTAGACTTGCTTATTACAGAAAAGACGATACACTACAGCATTGGGTTGCACATACACTCATTGATAAAGCTGCTGTAAGACTTGGTACAGGGGTGGCTATTAATTATGATGGGAGCAGATTTGCATATTCAACTCTTTTGGCAAACAGCGGAGAAACTGTTATTGTAATAGACTATTTTCCACGCTTGAATATGCCATTTGGGTATGATCATGAAGATGTTATTCGTGGTCCACAAAATTCATTTGCCGGTTCTTCGATGGAATTTGATGATTCTGGTCAAAGATTAGTAATTTCTTCACCCTATGGCTTTGATAGTGACACCCCTATATTAAAAACTCGCACAAGAGACATTACTAATAAAGTAAAAAGTCTCGATAATGTTATAACTTACATTGTTACCAATGATATGAACAGCTACTATGTTATCGATGGTGTACAGCAGCCAAATTTAAATTTATTTCCGGGTTTTACTTATGTATTCGACTGGTCTCGCACTCCGAGCCTGGAATTCAGAATATCTTCTACGCTATATGGTGTAGAAGTTGTGCAAAATGGTCCAAATATTTGGCATCAGGGTACACCTTACACAGATGATGTGTCCTACGATCTTTTTAACCTGACAACCACTATAACAGTTACAGATTCTACACCGGCAACACTTTGGTATTATGCAAACGATTTCTTTTTCTCTTTAGGTGCGGAGTTACACATAAGCACCGGAAACGACCCTGTAATAAAAACATTTATTATAACAGTTAAAGCAACTAGTTATGGGAATAAATATTACATAGATGGAGATAAAACTCCATTTCTTAATTTAGAAGAAGGCTCCACATACTCTTTTGACTGGTCTTCAGCTTCAACCCACCCGTTTAAGTTTTCTATAAGCCCAGATGGTACACATGGTAATGGATTAGATTATACTACCAATGTTACCATTGACAATGTAAATTATAAAACAACAATCAAGGTGCCTAAAATAGACAAAACTACAAACACTGGTTTACCTTTGCTTTATTATTATTGTCAAAACCATCCTAATATGGGAGCAGCAATTAATATAACAGATGATATTGGAGTTTATAGTAGTAACAGAGTAGACTTTTTTAAGAATAGAGATCTTTTATCCGCCCCGGGTGTAAAACCTGGTTCAGAAGAGTCGAAAGATATAAACGCTAATTATCTGAAAAATCTAGGAGGATCATTTTATGATACTCAAGATGGAGCAACCGGGGTTTCTGAATGGAAAAAATTTGGTTCTGAGGCTGGTTTAGGAATTAGATCTGAAAGACAGAGACAAGCAAATGGGGTAGTTTATGTATATGATAATGTTGCTCCAAGTAATGAATATTATGAAAGATGGAAACTAATGTGTTCATTGGACGCCAGCAGCGGAGAAAGAAATAAAACGGATAAAAAATCCTGGCCTGGTACATATGGGAAATATGGTATATACGAAGGAACGGCGGATGGATTTGGAACATCTTTGTCGGTAAATGCAGATGCAAGTCGTATAATAGTTGGTGCTCCTTTAATGTCTACTATAGGTAAAATCCAGGAAAAGCTTGATTGGTATCCAGGTGGTGGAATGACAGCAGCATATTCTATACATAACGAAGGAGAAACAGCTGTTATTGAAGACGGAGATCCAGTATCATCTGTATTATTAGCTGATACAACTGGTCGTGCCTACATTAGGGATACAGAAGAAGAGGTTGGAAGATCCTATGTATTTAATTTAAGTAGCTATAAACATAATGAAACTCTAACACCACCACCTAAAAAAGACATTAATTCCAGATCAATGAATTATATTGATGGATACAATCTCGTAAATGATGCACAGAAAAGATTAAATCACGATATTACAGATTTTGTGGATTTGCCTGATATAGGAAATCCTATAAGATGGGATAAACAATTTACAGAGGTACCGAATGGTGCCAATTATCCTCCACTTAGAGGAGATTATGAAAGACCAGAATGGGCAGACTCTGATTTAAAATCAAAAGTTAAATTCCCTTTATTGAACATCATTAAAAAAATTGAAATTTTAGTAGACGAAAAGGTTTGGCAAACTATAACATATTCTGATCTTTTAGCATTATATTCAACAGAAATGCCTGAAAGTCTATACAATAAAATAGGATCTAATTCTTCGGGTAGTTTGAGAAATGATGGTACAAGACAAGCAAAATCCAGTGGAAGGTGGATTCCGGGTAAAAAATACGACTTAACTTTACCAATTCCCTCGTTTACAAGTTCCTTACGACCCAGATTTAACAATTTTACTCAATGCGATGAAGATGGATTTTTATCAGGACTTACTGATAGTTTCAATTTTAAAGTAAGAATTTATTACAACGATTTAGAAAACGTATGGGATATAAATAATGTATCCGCCATGCAGGGGTATACAGCACCTATATACACTGTTCCACATACTACAATTAAAATAGAGGATGGAATAGATTCCAACGGTAATCCTAGTTCTTTAATCGAGGATGGTGCACGGTACAAAACAACCGGACAATCTTCTGGAACTGGGTTATATGTTACTAATTTTCCGGAAGCTTGGAAACCTATTATTTCTTTTAATACTAAGATGTTTGGTAAAAAAATTATTATGAATAAAGAGGAGCTAAATAAATTAAAAAATACACCAAGTGGTATAATAAAAAAAATAAACACAACCCAAAGTATAAATACTAAAGTTTTAACAATATATAATAACACTAGGGTTAATATAGATTTAGATCCTATATCTATATACTCATCACATCTTATAATTAACGTAGAATATAATACTATATTTTTCACTCCATATTTAAAAACGGCTCAATTATTTTTAAATTCAAAACCATTTTCTAAATTAGATTCTGGTATGATGAAAGGAATCTTAAATAAAACACTGGGTATATACAGTAATGAATACATCGTTGATAAAGATAATTTAGATCCATCTGGGGGTAATTATGTATATCCTTTATCTGGTAAATTTTTAGGTGGTTCATCTATACAGTTTAGTAATTTTGATACAATAAGGTTAGAGTTGTTTTTTGAATCACCCGATGTAACTACAAATAATGCTATTTTAGCAGAAAATACTGAAATAAATATAACGGTTCGTGGTCAATCTAACGTTACTTATAAAAATGGGTTATCAACCATAGCTTATTAATATAACAGGTTTAGTAAATTTAATATACGAATTTAATTTAAAAAAAAAATATATTTGTATATTAAATAAAAATGTCTGGAGCTGTAGCTGCTCATGCTTCGTATAATGGAAGTGGGACCCAGGGTCTTGCTGTTACAAATAAAATTAACGACTCGTCGTCGGGAGATGTAGTATCTGTATATTGGAACGATAATGACACAGTACGTCAGCTTGTATATGGTTCGTCTACGATGGAGGTTCCAACCTCGGGTTCGGGAAGAAATGCATCGTGGGGTGGTAGCCAGATTTTCACTGTAAATAATGACGTAGATTGCGTAGGCGACATGTATTTATCCGTAACAGTTGATTTAAATAAACCATCTCCCAGTGGAGACGCTACGCCACATACTATGATTACCAATACAGATCATGCTTCGTGGGGAAGATCCACTCTTGCTGCCAATAAGTCTTCCGTTAGTTCTCTACTAACCAATCTTGATGGAAACGGCTACATTCCTGTTATTGCCTCTTCAAATCCCAGCGCCCGCGTCGCCTTTAATTCGCTAAGTAACCCTATTTATTTTAGATTGGCGGGTAACCACGACGGCGCCTGGGATCTTCGCGGCAACATCGATCCCAATTACAGATATACTTACTTAGGACTGGATGATATTTTTAATTTGGTTGCATTTTATAACGCGGGTGACCACACGAATCCTGCCACACCATACGCCGCCGCCGTCTCACCAACATCGGACTGGGTGAGACCAGCCGGTGGTAGACATCTAACCATTGACAAGGCAATTGAACTAGTTACCAAAAGGCAGAAAGAAGAAGAAGAGCAAACGCCCAGCCAGACGCTTGTGCCCCACGATTATTCTAACCTACCCCCCGTAGAAGCATCGCTGCCCGTTCCCTGGACTTCTTTATTTGAATCTCTTCCGGGTGATATTGTCAACATCCAGAAGGGTGTAGCTGTGGCTAACGGGGGTACTAATGCTGCTGCCATCTTCGCGGCAGCCACTCCAAACGGTAAATGGGGTAACTCTACTCTTACAACCAAACACAGGTTCCCACTTGCTAAGGTAATTAAAAGAATTGAATTTCAGGTTGGTACACAGATTTGGCAAACCCTAGAATATGATGATCTCGTTGCTATTAATGCCACTGAAGTAGCCGAGAGTTCTTACAACCGCCTAGGTCTTCAGACATCGGGGTTTGTTAGAAATGATGGTCAGCGTGAAGCCAGAGGTACTCCTACATGGCTACCCGGTACTAAATATCAGGCTTTTATCCCTCTTCCAATGATTACTAAGTCTATTGGTCCACATCTTGAGAATTTCACTCAGCAGTCGGAAGATGGTTATCTTATGGCCGCGGCCCCCCATCAGAATGTTAAGGTTAAGGTTACTTACAATAACTTCAATGATGTTTTCAATACTACTGGTGTAACCGCAAACGAGGTATTTAGCTCTAGTCTAGGTGAATGTACCTCTGACGTACCCATTGCATGGACACCAAATGCAACTCTATCTACAAAATTATTTGCTCAGCATATGATTATGTGTAACGAAGAGCGTGAGCAGATGAAGAATATGCCAAATGGTGTCCCCAAACGTCTTAAGATGACTCAGAATGTAAATATGCAGGTTCCAAAGATTTTCCCAGACCAGGCTGTTACCGTTGATTTAGATCATCTATCTATCTATGCTTCTCATCTAATTATAGCCGTGAAGTTCCAGGATTCGGAAGCGCACCCTGCTGATGCGGCTCCTATCATAAAGAACGCTGAGCTAAAACTTAATTCGTCTTCTTTCTCGGGTCTACTAGACGGATCTCTTCTAAAGGGTATTACGTCTAAGACCCTTGGTTTATACGCGAATGAATTTAATATAGATAAGGAACACCTTGAACCCGGTATTGGTTATTATGTCTTCCCATTGGCGTCTAAGGCGTTTGGAGGATCGTCGATCCCCCTTAATCGTTTCGATAATATTCGCCTACTGTTAACCTTCCATCACCCAAATATTACCAGCGCGGGTATTTCGATGCCAGGAACAATTAATGTAACAGGCGTCGGTGAGACAACTGGTCTCTACAAAGCTGGTGCTGCTTCTCTTGCTATGTACTAAATACATTAGAACACAACACTAATTATAAAATTAATCATCTGGTAAATTTAATATACGAATTTAATTTAAAAAAAAAATATATTCGTATATTAAA